GTTCCATCAGGTTTAGCAACAACTTGCTTTGTATACGCAGCATCGCCAGTGACATCTGGAATAGTAGTAGGTCCACCTAAGCTGGCTAATTTTTGCTTTTCCTCGGTGGTATAATCTTCCGTTGATAACCCCTTTCCAATAACTTTATCGACTTTCAAGTCATTCAATAACTTTCCCATTTCGGCAGTAAGAGCCTTAGTAATTCCCCCAGTAGTCAAGTCATTAACTAAAATTGTAGATAAGGAAGTTTGAACGGTTTTAATGGCATCGACTAGCTCTTGAACATTGTCAAGATTGACGTCATTAGATTCTAATAAAATATTGATTTGGTCAATTTTATTCTGAAGTTCAATTAATTTTGGTACTGTCGGTGCATCAGCAGTTCCTGCCAAATCACCAGCCAGCTTAATTATACCTTTGGCTATAGTGGTAGCATCTGTAACTGCGGTGTTATTCCCAACTACTTGCTTAATTCTAACCTCTAAACTACCAGCACTACCCGCTGAAGTTACTACTCCAATCTCAATAATCGAATTATCAGAAGAAGGCTTAGTTACCGTTACTGCTCCAGCAGTATCTGCCGAGAGATACAATAGTGAGTTTTCAAAAAAAGAATTCGTATCAAAACCCTCAAAAGTACCTGATGTAATTACTTCGCCGTCAGAATCATTAAGGATATCATTTTCCACGATTCCAAGTGTAGTCTCGCTCATGAACTTAACCGAGGCAAGTGCCTTATCAACTAATAACTTACCACCCGATACCCCGCTTTGATACACTACTGTTCCTTTGGTTAAAGTTGCACCTGTTTCATTGCGAACTGTTTTAGTGGTTTTTCCAGTTTTTAGAAGTTCCGATTTATCAACATAACCAACATCTCCCGTATAAGCATCTTGAACCATAACTCTAGTCGCTAATTTTTTTTCGGGGTTTGCCGTTAATTTTAGTTTATGTAAAATTTTTTTAAACATATTATTCGTTATTAAATTCTGTTGCTTCTATAACCGTATAATCAGTTCCACCTTCCCACCTAGCCTGTTCCACAAATTTTGTTGAACTTTCCCAATACATAAAAAGATCACCTACTTCGTTTGTTTCCGCCGTATTACCGTAGCCTTTTGCCAGTAGGTATTTTTGATCGTTTTTTACTGGCAGCGCAATAGAAAACAAATACTCAAAATTGGCGTTCATTTTCTGACCGCCTACACGAGCGCTATCCCCTGTTTTATTATTAGGAGCAGTACCTAAATTTATTTCTTGTCTTATCATAATTGTTCGTCAAAAGTGTCTATTGTACTATCAAATGTGATGTCAGTTCTATCAAACGTAAATACTTCATCAATGGGTTTTATGTCAGCTTCATCAATCGATTTATACCGATCATTACCTACCCCAATGCGTTGAATATCTGCCATAACTATGCTGTTACCTGTTGTTGTTTGTTAATTGGCAAACCTGAAAAAGTGCCTTGTCCACTATTTATATTTATTGTATTCAAATTGATTTGCGCATTAACCTGGGCAGTATCACCACTTCCTGAATCACCTGCATAAGCATCCGTATATATCCGTATAGTAATTACATCACCAACGATATAATTAATAGTCAACGGGATATTTAATACCGAAGAAACAACACTATTAGATTCAATTTCAGCTCCATTTTTTGTAACTACATAACCAGCATCACCATGAACTCCATACGACCCATTAATTATTGAAGCAATAGATATAGTTCCATGTAATGTAACTGACATTCCTACCGGTAGATCAGGAGTAAAATTCAATTGATAGGTTCTATCAATTGATGGATAAGACAAATTAGTTTCTATTACTTCATCAATTAAATCTAATGTTATAATATGCTCTTTAATCCTAAAAATTTGTAATGAATCGCTAGCTGTTGCTCCATCATTATCAGTTACCTTAATTTGAAGCGTATATGTATCTCCAATTAAATTTTGTAAGGCTGTAGCTAATTGATTTGGAGAAGTAATTACTATTGTAGTATCTCCTGAAATTAACGTCCATACTTGTGAAACAATATACCCATCCGGATCAAAAGCAGTAGCTAACAAATCAGTTGTAGTAGCTGTATTTTCTAAATAAATATCATCTCCAGCTAAAACAATCGGCGGGATATTTTCATCCTCAGGGTTTGTATTTTCATTTTTATAATTGGAACGTGCCAAAGTCAAAGTCGATTTATTATCATCTAAATTCCAGGCACAATTCAATAAATAAAAATCCTTTTCAAATACATAGTGAAACAAGATTATATCATTGAATTTTATTGCATTAAAAACTGTCATATCCAATTTTTCATGCGCCACATTAAAAAGCCTACGGTAGATATTTGCTACGGTTTGTGCATAGCTAAAATTTTCAATCTTATAGATTGCATCCGTCCATTGTAACCAGTTAGTACGATATTCAATTACATCATCTACTGCATATTTTTTTACAAAAAAACTACCTGAAGTATATGGAACTGGTGTTTCAACTACCATTTGCTCCCCATTCTCAAAATTATATGTTACCCCATTTACTACGATTAAAACCCCTGATTTATAAACAGAATATAAATTTTCTGCAATCAGATTTGCTCCTTTTAATTGAACTACAGAATAATGTTTTCCATTTTTAGTAAACCCATATAAAATAGGCACTTCAATTTCATTAAAAAAAGTAGTAGCATTTTTTAATTTTGACAATAAAAATCCTTTAGAAATTCCTGATTTATCATTACCAAAAGTTAACTCTACTTCTTTATCAATTGTAAATTCAGCATTGATAACATCCGTAATACTATCTTCTTCTTGAAAATCAATCATATCTATTTTAGCCTCTCTAATTTCATAACCATAAAAATGGTTAGTCATTACAGTACCAAATGGTCGCCAAAATTTAAAATCTAATAATCCATCTGTTTTAAAAATATGCTCAATACTCAATTCTGCTTCAGCAGTATTACTATCAAAAATTACTTTTTCTTGATCGGTAACATCCCCTGGATTAAGCTCCCAATTAGTATATAATACCTCTCCATTAAAAATAATTTCATATTTAAACGGATTTTTCCATAGATCTAAATTAGAAGGAGGACTAGAATATTGTTCCCACTCAGCCACTTTAAACTTAAACCCCATAGTTGCTTTTTGGCCTTTAGCCATAAATAGCTTTTTTCTCAATGAAATCCATTGGGTATTATCATGCGGATAATTTAAGTTACTACCACTTAACTCTTCCGCTTTATTATAAAGCGTTACATAGTAATCGGGTTTTTTACACTTTGCATATAAACCACCATTACTCATCCAGTCTGAAGGATCTATTTCACCTACTACACCTGTAACTACTGCCCATCCATCATTTGATTCCTTACTCAAAGTAGTTGGTAAAGAAGGTTTTATTTTAGCATGGGTAATTGTAATTTCATTATATGGCGGAATCATTGTAATTTGAGGCGTAGGTAAAGCAGTAGCTGATTTCAATAATCGATTATAATCAACAGTTCCTTTATAAGCCCCATTAGATCCAAATATTTTATAATTTACTTTTCGTAAATGACGTGTATTCAACCCATCGATATACCAACGATTATCAGCCTGATAACAAATACAAAGCGTATCTTTTAATAATGTTTCTAAAATTTTAAAAGCAGTTTGTTTTTTATTTTTTTCAGCAAAGTTGGCCGTATCAATAAAAATTGCATTCCAATTTTTATTGATAAAATTTTCTATTGCAGGATTAAAGTATAAATCTAATTCTAAACCAGTTAATTTTAGAATTTGACAATAAATATCAATTACCGATTTTTCCTCACTATAGTATTCATTAGGTAAGTATTTTCCTTTTAGACGACCTAGACCATCCATAGCAGAAAAACTTACGAAAAAACAACCATTTTTATATGGTTCAGAATACTGATCAGGCACAATATGACCTTGCCAAAGTAAATCATTTGTACCCTCAACACGAAGCTCTACTCGAAAGCGTTCTTCATCACCAGTAAATAGATTGATAAATGTCGCATCAGTCGCATCCGGTGAAAGCATATCAAAATTTAACTCAGAAGATACAACCACTAACTCATCCTTTGCGTCTCCCCCATTCCATTTTAGCGTGATACCGGATGCCGATGCCTTTTCTAAAACTAATTTAGTCAATGAACTAGCCGTATCGATTATGTCGATGTAGTAGCTCATGATCCCATTCTATTTTTACGATTAGTAGCACGGTCAAAAACCAATAATAAGTCTTGCCCTTTTACCACTACATCAGGAATAATCGTACTAACACCACCACCTAATTGTCCGTATAAATTACGTTGTTGGTTTTGGTTTAAGATTAACTCTCCTGAGTTTACACGAGCCAAAACTTTATCCCCATAGTAAGAAGAACCACCTACAATACCACCTATTTCAAATTTAGGTATTGCAGCAAAAGCCGCTAAAACACCCCCAACAGCTGTAGCGATAAAAGCAGGAGTTGTAAAAATAGCTGCTGGACCAGTTGCAGCACCTGATGCCGTTGCACCTGAAATAGATTGCGCAATAGATGAAGCTAACATCATAGATATTAACTTTGTAATAGTCCCAACTAATCCTTTCACAAAACCCTGAAAACCAGTACTAGCTAACCCCATAGATTCAACTAATCCACCTGCTAAATTAGCAAAAGCATCTCCTACAACCGAACCAACCGTCTGAGCCACTTCAGATAAACGCTGTTGAGCAGCTGCTAAATCCTCAGTTTTTAATTTCATCAAATCTAGAGCAGCACCATTTTCCTGTAAACCAGTAATATCATTGATTTTTATATCCGTATTACTAATTGCAGCAGTATATTTTTTATATTCTTCAGAAGTAGTCGAATATTCTGACCTTACTTTTTCAAAATATGATTTTTGATCTTGTAAATCTTGTAGAGAAAAAGCAGGTAATACATCCGGAACCGATGTATCAATTGTAGGTTTTGGCAAGTCAACTTTTGTACTTTGTAACTCTTTAATTTTACCTTTTATGCTTTCAATTCTACTTTCATAAATACGCCATTGATCATTACTAGTAATCTGTTCTTTTTGTAATTTTTGAAGCCCTTCCACTTGTTGCTCATAAAAAGCAACTGTCCCAGCCTTATAAACTTTTTCTAGTTTACTACCTATATTACCAATAGCTGTATTTTCTTCTTGTAATAACCCTAAATTTTGCTGATTCTTAGCATAAATATCTGTTAGCTGTTTAGCTTCTGCATCATACTTTTTATTTTTTTGAGCAAACGCAGCTTCCTCAGCCTGTCTTTGACGACCAATATTATCTTTTAAATCTTGATCTAATAAACCTTTCTTACTAAGTAGATTTTTTCTTTCAATAAGCTTATTTAGCTCTTTTTGATGCTCAATACCTTGCTGAATTTTTTCAGTTTGATTTTGCTCTAACAATTTAGAAGCCGCACGAGCAGTAGCCCCCGAAAGAAGCGCAGCATTATATTTTTCTACTGCAATTCTAGCTTTATCTGTATTGATATTTTCAAGATTTAGATTACCTAAATATTGAGGTGAAATTCTATTAATTTCTTTAATTGCTTCAAGTCTATTTTTCTTTGAATCATTTTCATTTCGAGCAGTAAGTAATAAACTTTCTAGTTGCGCTTTTTGACCCGCTATAGAATTATTAGCTGCTGATGTAACCTGATTATTTAATTTTTGAGCTTCAGATAGTTTGACTATTTCTTTTGCAGAATCACTTGTTGCTGCTTTAAAAGCCGCAAATCCAGCTACTATTAAAGCTATACCTCCAATAATAGGTAATAAAGGCCCTGATAAAGCTGCAAATCCAGCAACTAAAGTTGGAATTAAAGACATAACTCCGCCAATAGCTAAAGCCAATGGACCAATAGCAGCAGCAATGCCAAGAATAACAACTATTGTAGTTTTTGTTCCTTGACTTAATTTACCAAAAGAAGTAATTAAACCATTTACACGAGTAATTAACGAAGTAAAAACAGGCAAAATAATAGCTCCAAATTGCTGCGCTACTTGCTTTAATGATTCCTGAAAAATACGCATTTGATTAGCTGCTCCTCCCGAAGTTCTAGCAAAGTCACCTTGTGCATTTTTAGTAACAGCCATGATATAATTATAACGCAACTGCACCTTACTTGCTTGATCCATATCTTGGATCTTAGTACGAATACCTTGTGAGTAAGCATAATTTTGCAAAGCCGCTTCAGTCATTACAATTCCCAGCTTTTTTAAACTCTCAGTCTCACCAGTAAAAATACCAGCCAAAGCAGTATTAGCAATATCAATAGAGATATTTTTAAAAGAAGATAAATCTCCTGCTAAACCTACTAAAGAAGTTGACATCTTAGATGCTTGACCAGTAGTAAGCCCTAAAGAAGTACCCATATCCCCAAAATTAGAAGCCATATCCAAAGCAGTACCTGAGGCAATACCAAAACTCTCTAAAGTTGTTTTGGAGAAGTTTTTTACTTCTCCCGAAGAACTTTTAAAAGCAACATCGACTTTATTTAAGGATTCATTATAATCAGAGGCAAATTTAATTACTGCACCACCTGCAGCTAAAATAGGAAGAGTAACAAAAGTAGATAGCTGACTTCCAATAGCTTGAAACTTTTGACCTGCTTTATCAATTTGACGTAGAGCAGTTTGCATTTCAGAACTGAAACCGGATAAATCCACACGGAACTTAATATTTATCGCTGCTAAACCTGCCATTATTCTACTTTTATTTGTATGGGTAAAAGTATATTTAGGCCAATCAAAAAAAGGTATAAAGTTTTTACTTTATGTAAACTAAAAAAAGCCGCTAAATTAATTAGCGGCTTTTTTTTTATCCTGTTCTTCCCAAAAGGATTTTACTATTTCAACTTCATTGAGTAATTCCAGTTGTTCTTCTTCGGTAAATTGTTTTTCTTCCTGTTCCCAAGGGAACTGCAAGATGTCTTTTTCTTTTAATTCTTTAGTATAAGGTAATAAACTTGTGTACATTACCCTTCTTGCTATATGCCAAATTTCTTTTGTTTTAGCATTTTGCTTATTGATATACCCGCTCTCTATATTATAATATTGACGTGGTGTAAGGCTATAGAAATAATCAATTTGTAATCCAATTTCGCCCAGGGCTAATTGTTCTATAACATCCCAAGTACGCTCAATTATTTTTTCTTCGTGGCGGGTTTCGACTTTCCCCCAGGAATAGGATTTGATTGCGGTACTGAAGCAGCTAACCCATTTATTACAGTTTGTATCACTCCCATAATTTGCTCTGTATCAGTCAATAATAAATCATCAATTTCATCACGAGAAAGTGTTTCAGTATTTTCTTCACTAGCTTCAATAGCTGATATAATCAAATCATAAATCATATCTAATTGCTCAAAGGATAAATCTTCACTAGCTGTTTCAAAAATCTTTAAACGAGCCATTGTAGTGTTCAGTGTTGACGTTCCCCAAAGAGAACCCAACAATCTAAAAACCTTCAAGCCAAATTTTAGCTTGAAGGTTTTATTATTAATTGTAATAACTGTTTCAGTCATTATGCTACAGCTGATTTAGTTAAGTTTCCATTTCCTTTTAAAGAAAAAGAACCTGTAACAGAATTTCCAACTTCAGCAGTAATATCGGCACTTTCGATATATGCTTTTCCTGAAAGGATGAAATCTCCAGTTACATGATCTGTAAACTCTACATCAATTTCAGTAGCAGCTAATTGTAAAGCTACAATATCCATAAAATCCTTTTGAGTTGATCCTACTGGTTTATTAGCTACTAGGGATTCAGTCGAGATACTCCAAGCATAGTTAGATGGAGTTGATACAGTTCCATCTGTATCTTTAGTTGCAATTTCTTCTAACTTTGTAGAGATAGAAAGCTTACAACTAGTTGCGTGATATAACGTTGCTCCATTGAAAGAGAAACGTACATTTTTTCCTTTATAAATAGATCCTGCTGACATATTTAATTTATTTTAAGATTAATAATTCCTACGAAAGAAAATGCATCTTCTAAAAAGTCGACGGTTTTAGATTCCCATTCATAGTTTGATTTTGTTTCAATAATTTCCTGCATCACATCGACAAACGATGCGGCTTTTTTATACTCATTAGGTCCAAAGTAAAACGATAGTTGTACCGTTGCTCCTTGCCCATCCTTAGACATTGGAACCACTTCTACAATACGATACGTCGTAAACGGGAAACCTTGACCTTCAACAACCGCAATCGGATATAAAGCATGTCCCATTATGTTAGTGAATCCTGATTGTGATTCAAGAAAGGTTACAATTTCTTCAGATATTTTTATCATAGTGCTGAAAGTTTATCAATTCGTCTTTGAATGAATGCTGCCATTTTTCGTTCGGCATCATTTGTTGCATTGGATTGTGTTGCATCAAATGCTTTTCTTAAAAAAGGATTTGATGCCGTTCTACTTTTGGCTGCATGATCATTCGCCCCTTTTGTATGCTTACGTTTAAAACCTTTGTTGTATAAATTCACTCCTTCGTGTACAAAATGTGCATACCAGCCTTTGTTTGATCCTTTAGCCCTTGCTCCAACCAATACGGTTGGATTTGCATTTTTAGAAGTAATTATCCCAAGCGATTTACGTAAGTTGCCTGGTTCTATTTTTGAACCACGAGCTAGATGCGATTTTTGAGAGACAGGAGCCAAAACTTTAGCAGCTTGAAGTGTTGGCTTTGCTATTTGTCTCAAAATCAAAAGCACCTCACGGCGTTTATCTTTATCATCTGATAGCAAAATAATTTTTTGCTTTAACTCTTCAAATCCTTCGACTTGAATTCCTAATCCACTACTCATATTCGCGTACTAAAAGCTTAATAAATTGCTTACGTCCTAACTCTATGTTATGGTAAATATTGAAACGATTTGCACCATCTTGAACCAATAGGTCTGTAGGAGTATTTGTTCCAAAAAGACAACACCAACGAATGGTATAATGCCTATTTATGAAATGACGTACTTTACCCTCTATATCTTCATTTCCCGAAATATCCTGCATCATTGCATAAGGAGAAGCAATCACATTATATACGATTTCTTCTTCGCCCGTAGAGTTACGGGTTTTTACCATTTTTAGAATTTGGATTTTTCGATTGAGTTGTCCGATAAAAGGAAGTTGGTCAGCCATAACTAGAATTTTTTATAAGGACGTAATAAAGCCTGAGAAGTTGTCGAAATTACTTCGGCACGATCATCTCTTCGCTCGTACATATCGGCAATTTTTAATAAAATAGCTTGCTGGATAGGTTTTGGCACTTTTCCGGAAACAAATCCTACTTTTACCGTAATTGTCACCGCATCGAAACGAGTAGCTAATTCAGGCAACTCTTCGCGAAAGCGCAAGTTAAATACCTTAGAATTTGCATTGGTTAATGAATAACTAGTAGAAGGCATTGTTTCTTTTGTTTCACTATCTTTTGGATAGTATTCCACAGAAGCAACAGATTGCATAGGGAAAGCCTCAAACGCTAAAGGCGAATCGAAGGCATCCAATGTAATCACCATGTCTTTTGAAGCAATATGCCCACCAATATAGTTTTCGCATACTTCAATTGCTGATTCCAAAAAAGATTCAATTAAATCATCTTCATCATCGCAAGCGCAATCGAGACGTAAATGCTTTTTGATACGTGCAAAGTCAACGGCTTCAAAACCCTTGGCTACTTCAAATTTTACATCAGTTACCATAATTATACAAATTCGGCATAACCAGCTTCAACTAATTCGTTAGCTTGTAACTCATTGATTTGAGCCTCTTCGCCAACGTTATAAGCTAAAGAAAATTTACCAGTTGGCGAAAGTAAAAATTTAATTTTCACTTCGGCTTGTTCTTGGTTATCTACTTTTTTTGCCATTGTTATACTTTTAAATTTTTCACTTCACCCACTCCCTGGAGAGTAGGCGAAGAGAAAAAGGTTTATAATTAGGCTGTGATTAAGCCTTTAACTACAGAGAATGCTTTTGGTTGTTTCACCAAAACGTCAACAAAAACGTTTACAGTTACTTCTACCAAACCTTCTTTTTTGCGAGAGAATTCATCTACAGATAAATCCATGAAACCCCATTGGTTGATTAACAACTGAGAGAAATCTCCAAATACCAAAGCAGAAAGGTTAGTTCCTGTACCTTTAGTCAAGTTTGAAGGAACGTGGTTTGATACTGCAGAAGCATATCCGTTTACGTTTCCATCTACTCCCATGATGTAGTTCAAATCACCAGCAGTATGCTTGGTTTTCTTCAATTTACCACGAGTTTTAGGGTTCATCACGTAGTTCATACGTGCCGCATTTGCATTAGCCACAAAAACGTTAGTTTCAGCATCTACAATCATGTCCCAAGTTGGAGCATCACCATTTGCAGATGTAGTAACTGTATTCACGTTTGTGTTGTTCAAGATACCTAACGGTTGTCCTGTTCCTGATCCATTAACTGCTGCCGCATCAATTGCGTTTGCAATAGCTGCATTGATTTCGTTAATAGTGTACATTTCCAAATCAATACTTGACTGCATCAAGTTTTGTAAAGAAATAGGTACGGTAACAGATAATCTTTTTGGCACTGAATCCAAATATCCGTACACGTTTGCAGTCTCAGGAGTAGTTGTAGTCTCACCTTCCCAGCTTGCTACAATTCCACCTTCATTTTTAGGGAAACGTAAGTTTCCTGTCAAACCAGCAAGATAAGTTGCTCCGATTTGAGACATTAACGGCTGTGGACGTAAGAAATCAATTGGAGATTGTAAATCAGTTTGCACTAAGTTACCTCCTTTTGTTCCTGTGTCACCAGTAACAGTTTGCATTGCACGGTTCATAGGAACTGCAATACCACCTAAAGAAATGTTTGCTGCTTTTGCAGCTTCAACAGTTCTTTCGTGCAATTCTTTTTCCACACCTTCTAGGTTTCCATTAACCATTCCGGCACGGATAGCACGGTGAATAGAGAATACTGGTTTCTCAGTTTCTACTTCTTCATTTGCACGATTTTGAGGAGCTTGTTCTTCTCCTTTTTGTCCTGCAATACGAGCTTCAGCTCTTTCGATTTTGATTGCTCTTTCGATTTGAGAATCTAAGGCTTCAATCTCAGTTTGGAAACCATCAAAAGCAGTATTATCCGCTTCAGACATATCCCTTTTTTCTTCTTTGGCTTTGTTGATCAAAGCACCTTGCGCGTTCAGTTTTGCTGTACGCTCTTGTTTTAATTCGTCAGATCTTTTCATCTTTTAAGAATTGTTTTGATTAATAATTAATTGAGCTTCACGTACTGTGCGCTTTTCTATTTTTGGCTCTTCGCCATTATCTTTATTGGAAGGTTTTGCAGCTCGCAATTCTTCCATAGTTTGTGATTCACGTTTTAAAGCATCACTATTTGATCCAACGGGAACAATGGACCACTCTAGCAATTCCATAGAATCGAAATAGATTATCTCACGGTCCTCGCCGATTTTGTCATCGCCCCAGTGTCCGCTTTTTATGTCGGCACCAATAGAAGCCATTCTAAGACTTCCCGCTTGTACTTTTTGCCAAACTTTTTCAGCCAAAGGATTAATATCAGCGCTTTCAAAAGTTACGGTGCCAATTAGTTCCTGACCATCCATACGTACTTCAGACGTTCCAATTACCATATCAGGATTATCTGAATGTGTTTTGTGCGCATAAAGCACTACTGGATTCTTTTCGTACCTGGTTAAATCCCAACCCGAGATTTTAAATACGGTTCCGTATGAATCAGGCGTTTCTGTAGAGATTACAAATTCGGCCTGGCGATTCTTTTTGTTGTCCTCAGATAATGCACGTACTACGACATTTCTTTCGACTAGTTTATTTACCTGAAGTTCCATTTCCTGTATTTTTAATTAATTCATTTGCTATTGATAAAGCCTGCATATTAACTGGTTGCAATATTTCATCTAAACCATCTAATCCATTCATATCTTCTAAGGCACGGGCTTCATTTCGGGTCATAATTCCTGCATATACCATTGCAGTATAGTAGTTTTTACGCGCTTCAAGATCACCTCGCAATAGGGATTTTTCATTGAATTTAACATACAAAGACGCTTTCTCTTTGGTAGTGAAAATCTTATTTGAGATTTCTTGTTCCATACGAACAATCCAAGGCAATAAGGAATCTTGAACGTGTTCTATTGATTGCTGCTGGATATTAGAATAATTAGCATTATTCAAATCTTTCAATTTGTGCGGTGCAATATTTAGCCAACGACAAACCTCAATAACTCCTGATTTATTTGTTTCCAAGAATTGCGCTTCAGCAGGAGAAATAGAGATCGATTTATATTTCATTCCTTCGTCCAGCATTGGCACTTTGAACTTATTAGAAGAGGCCATCTTTGCAGAAAACCCATCTTCAATCATTATTTTAGTTTCTTTCTTAACTGCTAAATCTGATTCGATTACACCGTAGCCTAATCCACGATCTTTGTACACTTCCTGTTGGTAGGTTTGCGCATCAATAGTAACGCCTAATTGCTTTGCTGCAAAGGCGATTACCGATACGCCTATGATACCATCGAATGAAAGGTGTTTGAAGTGGAGCATATCGGCCGAATCGATAGTTTCGCCTTTGTATTTGTAGAATAATCTGTTTTGGTATTTAAGCACTTGGACATCTTCAGAATTAAGATGCAGCAAGGCTTTTACTTCTCCAGTGTCAGCATTTCGCATAATACGAGAAAAAGAATTGCCCTTGATAATGACAGAAACGACATTAACCTTCCAGAAGTCGAAAGCTGTCATCATATCATTAGGCTGACTGGCTATAAGATAGTTCACCGGGTGATCTGTAAAGTCCACACGGTCAGCTCCTATTTTTTGTTTGATTGATTTTGGGAGTTTAGCAATATCATTAGATAGCTGCTCTACTCCATTGTAGAATGCGGAAATTGTAAATGCCGATTTAACATTAGCTAGGGTTCCTTTGGATGCACCGCCAAAAAGCGACATTCCTAAAAAGGAATTTGTTATTTGCTGCGGTCCAGCAGCACGCGTGGCAAACATTGCATTAAAAGCCTGATCTAACGACATACACTTACTATTTTGATGTAAAAGTAGATTGAGGCTAATATAAAAAAGGTATAAAGTTTTTACTTTGTAATCAAAATAAAAATTGGTAGTTTGTAGTCTCTATTTAGTGTTGCTCTATAATTGGTTTTATGGTTTAGAAAGAAAAAGCCCCGATTTAAGTATCGGGGCTTTTTTAATTTAATTATAATCGTAATTTTTTATAAAATCATTAATCATTTTTTCAAACTGTAAATACATTTTAAATTGCATTTCATATTCACCTAGAGTAATAACACCCTCAAATAATTCTCTATCTTCATTGCCAAGTAAATTCTTAACAAATAATTCATATTGACCTGTACCCACCTTAATCATTCCAATACGACCAGGTATTTCTGCAAGTTCTCTTTCAAAACCAAAGGTTAAATTATTTTTAATTGCTGTTTCCTTAACTTGTTCTACTAACGATAGAAAATCCTCTTCTGTAATTTTATTATTTATTTCCATAATTATTTTCGGTTTTTTTATCAATCTCAAATTTATAATTTAATTTTAAATATTCCACTAAAATACAAAGTGCCATTCATCAGCTATTTTTTCAAAGGTGTATTTTAGTTTTCCTACTGCTACGGTTATTGTTAGTGGCGGGTAGGTTTTAGGTATTGGCAATAATGTGATTGCTTTTTTAATATTAGCTGCTTTTAGTTTTTCAGACATGGGTTTTAGTTGTTAGATTTTTAGCATAAAAAAATCCGGTTAGTAATTCGATTGAAATTAACAGCACTACCAAGATGTAGCGCACAGGGTTGTGCGCTATCCAGGTTAATTCTAAAAGTGCCGATGTTAGAAATGCTAACAAAAATGTGACTATAATAATTTTTAGAATTTTCATTTTTTATTTTTTTTATGATAATAATTAGTGACGTTTTTAAAACTTGCATAATCAATATACCTATACCTACCAAAAAGATTAAAATATAAATCATTTACCGTATTGAAAGCTTCTTGATTAGTTTTTGCATTTTTACACTCCTGAAAATAAATTTTAAAAAAACCATCCACACTGACTAATTGTTTCATTTGAATTAGTTGACTTTCTAATTTATCATTTTCTATTTTAAGCGCTATTTCTAATTGTGTCATAGTTTTTAAATATAAAATTCATCTTCTTTAAGATCTCGTGTATATTTTGATTGTTCCTCTTTTGGCGTAAGCGAACCGCCTAGTGCCATAATTCCGGCTATAATTCCATCGATGCGTTTTCCATTGGCGTGCGATTTTCCTTTTGATATTCGGATATTTTCGTTGTGGTCCTCGATGGTAACACAGCCCGAAAGCATCCATTCCATAACAGGGTTTCCATCGTGTTTGATCTTACCTTCGTAAACTAATTTTTCGAACATTTTTGTGGGGTGGGAAAAGTTTGAAATTGTTTGCGAGAAATCAGAAACCTCATATCCATCTTCCACTAAATGATTGATGATTGAGTTAGAATTCCAACGGTCACGTTCTATTCTTTTTATACCAAAGGGATGGTACCATTTATGAATGTAGTCCTCAATTACATCATAATCTACTACGTCTCCAGGTGTAGCAATAATATAACCTGCATCTCTCCAGTAGCGATATGGAACCTGGTCCTCTTTTGATCGTTTATCGATGGTTGCCTCAGGACAAAACAAAAACGGCTTGATGTATCTAATTCCTTCATTATCAGGTTCAGACAAAATAACAAAGGCCGTAATATCTGTAGTAGTCGATAAATCTAATCCAGCATAAGAACCAAATTTAGCAAAAATATTAATATCTACTTCTCGTTTTGTATGGGTTTTTCGATCCAATCCAAAATTAATATCGTTTCGTTTCCAAATATCTGAAGGAATCCAAACATTGTCTCCATCTACCCACATATTCAATGACTTAGTTTTGAAATTAGGTATTTTTGAAGGTTGGTTTTTAGCTTTGATATACTCACGACGCATAAAATCGAGCAGCGTGTCGTTATATTTCATATTGGGATTTGCTTTTTCCCAAATAGCTTCGTCCTCCCAATCATCATCATCATCGAGCTGGTGAATCATAATTAGCGTGTGATTATCTTTATTGATACCGGAAAGGATATCTTTGTAACTATCCTCTGCTAACTTACAGGCCGATTTTAGATTGAAACCTGCCGTAGTAATAATATACACCAAAGGATTGTCCCTGGCACCCATTGCGGATTCCAAAACCTCACGAACGCTATCGTCTTTGTGCGCATGGTACTCATCGACCAAGGCTAGGCTCGGATTTAACCCATCCAATGTTTTTGAATCCCCACCCAAAAAACGAAATACGCCCGATGTAGGACTAAAACGGATTTCACGTTGGGTATTTCTAAAACCTAAAGTTCGTAACAAAAGGGATTTATCTACAAAAGCAAATGCCTGGTCCCAAAGTGTTTTTGCCTGAGCTTCTTTTGTGGCACCAACATAAATTTCAGGACCTTCTTCACCATCTAAGGCTTGGCAATACAATCCTAATCCTGCAAGTTGGGTTGTTTTTCCATTTTTACGCGCCACGGCTTCGTAAACGAAATTGATGCGGCGCAACTTTGTTTCAGCATGGATCCATCCAATGATGTTGTAGATAGTAAACTGCTGATAAGGGGATAATTGAAACGGAAGCTTTGCTTTTGCCATCGGTCCCTTAGTATGCGTAAGGAATTGTGGGAAAAAGTTAATTGCAAACATTCCCTGCTTATGGTCTAAGATGTAACCATCCTCTTCAGCGGTTTCTATCCAGTCGAAAAAACGCTGTGCAGCAAGCTTGATCCATTTGCCACAAACTACTTTCCCTTCCAGCACATCGTAAGCGTACTGGAAGGGTGTAGAGGATTTCATTTCAGGGGTAATTTTCATTTAATAGCTATTTTATTTTTTGAATATTTCTAATAGTTCTTTTGCTGTAAAATGGTCTCCTTTTCTATATTCATTAATAGATTTATAATATTCATTAAAGTCTTCTCCTTGATAATATTTACAATCTATCCACTCTACAAAAGAAACAGCAAAATCTTCAGCTATTTTTGTACATTCTGATAATGTCGGTTCTTGCATCCCGCCAAATTCTTTTGGGACTAATTCGTTAAACTTTTCTTTTAGTATACTCATACTCTATCTAATTTGGTTAAAAAATCGTCTTAAAATAAAGCTTCTAACAATCGAAACGAAAAAGAAAATCAATGTGATTTGGATGTTTGTTGCTGCCGAAACGTGTATTCCAAAATATGGAAATATCCACATTTGAAAGAAGAAGCTGGTCAGGATTCCAATGGTTGCATTGGAGATACTTTCTATTGCCGAGAGTAATTTAGTTTGTGGTTTCATGTTGATTTATATTAGGTAAATTCAAGGTGCTCTCCTGTTTTACAAATTTTTGTTTTAAATGGGAATTTATCTTTTGGAACTTTTTCTATGGTTTGGATTAGGTATTTTCCTCCAGTAAAAACCACTCTTGGCTCCTCACGATATTCAATCTGAAGATCTAACCTATCTCCTTTTCCTTCAAAATTTGATGGTGAAACTTTATAATTAAGAATGATAATTTCTTTATCAAGTACTTTTGAAATATTTATTTTTTCTCCAGTAAAATTTGTGATTACAGGCTTAATATTGAAGTCTTTAAAGTTGTTCATTTGGTACTATTTTTTTTAATAAGTGTTTTGAATTGCAATGTTTAGCCCATCCATTATATGAAGCTATTGTTGCCTTATTTTTGGTTTTAGAAACGGCTTTAGCAAATCTTTTTTTAATAGATTTTCTAAGCCTAATATGCGTATGATAAAATACATACCCTACAAAGTCAATCCCTCTACTTTCAACAGGGAATATTTGATAATTATCTTTGACGTCTAGCTTTAAATTATTATTCAAATATTCTTTGATTTCAAACAATAACTGATGTAAATGAGGTTTGTTATTTGATAAAATAATAATATCATCGGCATATCTGAAGTAGTATTTAACTTGCATTGTTTCCTTAATCCAGTGGTCAAAATAGGTTAGATAAAAGTTTGCAAAATAT